TCATCTTCAAGATCACGGAAGAGAAGAGCTGCGTCCTCCAGATGTTCTCCTCCGACACACCTAGCTACAAGTTCTCTAGACACTTTGAGGTTCTTATCTCTTTCAGTTGACATTTTGTTATAGAATCTAAGCGTCTAAACTCTATATTCTGGGTACCTGTCCTGGCCGTCGTAATCTTCATCTTCAACATCGAGAGGACGCATAGCTTTTGTCCCCGCGACATACACACCCTGTTGCTGACCAAAACATCTCTTGTTCTTTGTGTTCCAGTAGCATGGATAATTGCATTCATCCTCGGGCTTGTCAAAGCATTCTTTAGGTATAGGTTCTTTTGGATACACACGAACAGTGGCACCTTTCACATTTTTAAGAACAACGGTATCTTTCTTTGGCTTCACAACTTTCACAGCCCCTGAGTTTTCGAGCTTGTCTACCATCCTATTCATAAGTTCCTGTTTGAGTTCATTCCTGAGAGGACCAACACAGTTACTTACTAATCTTTGGAATGGGGTATTATCAAACTCTGTCTTTCCTTTTCTGTCGTAATACCTATTCTGAAGATATGTAATATACTTGATCTCACACTTAGAACCGTGTTTTAAGTTCTTGTATGCAAGATCAAGGTACAGCTCGTATTTCAAAAAGTCGATTGATACCACATACTTGTTTAGTATGTATTTGTATGCAATACAAGTATCAAGAGTTACAAGAGATAGAACAGTGTATACATCTCCATCTTCTAGATAATCAATCTCATATGCGGTACTGTTTATCGGACGTAAAGGAGAATATGTTGTTGATATATTCAGACTATCTTTGGGTATTCCTGAAGCTAAAAGAGACGTAAAAATCTCATCAGAATCATCTTCAGGGTTCGCGGAGAAGTATCTAAGACTCGAAACAGGAATCATTGATGTTCCTCCTCCAATAGATACATAAGTGTTGTATGCTATATCTCCACCAGCTACAATTTTCTTCTTCACACATATCTTATTACACACTGCAATAACATCTCTAACAGACTGTGGTATTTGGGTTCTGTCAAATGTTTTATTGCATTTAATCTTCTTGTTTCCAAGAGGATTTACGTGTTCGCTGAAAGCCTTTTGTCTTTCGTAAACTTTCTCCCATCTATGAGATTGGTTAAGCACGGACAGTTGCCTATACATTGCAGACTGCACTTCACTCACTGGGATAACATTGAAACCCTCTATCTTCCTCGTTTTAAGGACATCCATGATTTCTGGGTTCAGATATGATATATCGGCTACAGGCCATGTATTAACGAATACTTTGTATGTTCCATGGTGGATACCAGCTCTAGCTTCAGAAAATTGGTATCCATTATCATACATATAATCTGCAAGTGCTGTAGCATCTGTCCAAGGATCAGAGGAGTAGACATCATAATCAGGTATAGCAGTCCTTGTATAAATCTTGTGACCTTTAGGCATGTACATATTAATAGCAGCCCCTCCGTATAGGATTACCTTTCTAGTGGTGAGAAATTTCTTAACAAGCTTGTACTTGCCCGGATAATCAGAAGATGCAAGATCAGATCCGTCTTCGAATTTGCGTCTGAGAATTTTATCAGAAATTTTCTCTGCGTGCTCGATCATTTCCTCTAGAGAAGTACCACCTCTAGATTCAGGGACAGGAGGTATGTCTTGTATACTAGCTTCTTCTACAGTAATATCTCCAGGTTCAGAGCCCTTCAAAGATGCTGGAAGCCAACAGAACAAATTAGGGTTATCTCTTACCGTTTTCCATAGATACACTTGATCCTTTTCCGTCATCCTTTGTGTCCGGGGTGGCCGTTTAGTCTTGTCATAACTCGCGGATGAACAACTCATTTACTTTACTTGAGTAAAGATAATTTGTATGGATTTTCCTTACAAATTCTTACTTGGCACATCCAGCTGTTCCGAGATCATTAGACTGTGCGACAGGATGACCCAAGAATCTAAGAGCTTGGTATATATCATCAGGCATGATAGTCTTCGTCTGGTGTTCAGAGTTCACTATAAGAGCTACTTTGATTACTTCCCCGAGCTTATCTCCCATAATATCCCGAACTGTGTCAAAGCAATCATCTGACATACTCTTTACTCCTGCCCTACGTGCTAGACGAGTTACAGAGGGTTTCGTGATATCGTTCATTATTGTCAAGGAGTTATAGAGCTTTAGATCGGTTAAAACTTAAAGAATGTTGATTCTCTATCCCTTAAGGAGCCTTTAGAAACGTTGAAAGATCTTATTTAAAGATAATTAGAGTCAGAGATAAAATGACAGAAACACTCGACAAGGCTGTAACTTCTACAATCAGTTTCAAGAGGAAGAAGAACCGTTTTTACGAAACATATATTTCTAAGAGCCTAAAGCATATGACTGAGAAGAGTGGTATTACTTCTAACGCAAAGCAGCAACTTAACAGCTTCCTTTGCAATCTGACTAATACAATCAGTGTTCTGTCTCGTAACCTAACAGACGTTTCAAAGAAGAAGACTCTTTCAGAGAAAGAGGTTTGTAATGCTCTCAAAATCATTCTTCCAGGTGAACTATCCAAGAATGCAAACACTGAGGCTACAAAGGCGTGCACAAAATCTTCTGAGACAGTAGAAAAAGGAGGCACTAGACAAGGACGTTCTGGTATTATATTTCCTCCTTCTATTGCTGAAAAATTCCTAAGAGATTTCGGACACTCCAAGATTATGGTTACAAGCAATGCCCCAATCTGTCTAGCATCGGCCATAGAGTATATATGCATGGAGATTTTGGAGCTCGCATCAGCCTCAGCACATGATAATACCCGTGTACGAATTACAGTTCGAGATCTCGAACTTTCCGTGAAAAAGGATGAGGAACTTCGTATTTTATTCAGTGGGTGTTCTATGTCTTTCCTTGGAGGCGGGGCCGTTCCTTACATACACGAGTCTCTTCTCCCCAAGAAAACAAAACGCAAGAAGAAGGCTTGTACATCAGACAAAAAAGCTCCTCATAGATATCGCCCAGGCACTGTCGCTATTCGAGAGATAAAAAGATATCAGAAGAGTACAGACTGTCTTATGCTCGCAAAGTTTCCATTTGAAAGATGTGTAAGAGGTGTTGTTTCTTCTACAACGGATACTGGACTCAAGATCAGCAAGGACGTCTTTATCATTCTACAGCATTTCATTGAGCAATACGCCGAAAACATCCTAAAAAATGCTAATTTTGTTGCTATTCACTGTGGGCGTGTGAAGTTGACATCCGCTGATATTACTATGACACGCTTCCTTCAAAGTAATGGTAAGATCCCGTATTCTTACGATCAGAAAGATCCTCATGTCTTAGACATGCCAAACAAAGAGGAGACTGAAACTGACCACGAAGATGTAGACGATGTAGAAAATGTAGAAGATGTAGAAAATGTAGAAGATACAGAAGATGTACAAGATGTACAAGATGTAGACGATACAGAAGATACAGATGAGGAAGAACTTGAGGAAGAACTTGACGAGGAAACGAAATAATTTCTAAAGAACAGGTTTAAACACAATTTTTCTACAGAAAAAAATGGAGAAAGAAACTGTTACCAACGAGCCAGTTATTACCACCGTCGACGATAGTCACACAGCCATGGATGAAGAAAAGGTAGAAACTGTACCCGAACCTTCAAGGATGACAACTGGGAAATATGCTATTCTCATGGAAACTAACGACACCGAAGGCGAGAGCTGGCTATTTTTCATCAGAGTTGAAGGCAACGAGAAACAGCTTGTACATCTCCAAACTCAGCTAGAACAGGTCGATTGGGAACTCCTCGAAGATCTTAGCACGTTTGACCTTGACTTGGACCATTATGTTTCTGCAGTAACCGCAAAGGAACTGACAAAGGTCGATCTTAACGCCCACTCATTTCACAGAAAGTTTGACGGAAAACTTGAACAGATAGACCTTGGATTCGGGAAGAAGGATAAGAACAAGACAAAGATATGCAAAAGTTTCGATCTACTTGGCTACGGTCAGATAGAAGACTTTATCGACGACGAAGACATAGACGAAGAAGACCTTGTAGACATAGGAAGTGAGTCGGAAAGCGAGTCAGAAAGCGAGTCAGAAAGCGAACCCGAACAATATAAACGCAAGGAGCACAAGATACCCCCGTCCCTAGCAACTTCTGGCCTTCCGGATTGGGTCAAAAGCAAGAAGAAGAATCAACACAGACACTAATATATCCTCATTTTAACACATAATATTTGTTAAAACTCCGATCAGACTTTCTATGTAATTTTTCCATTCATATCAACAGTATTTAAAAGACTAAATTTTTTTCTGGTATGAACATAAATGACTCCTAAGGAAACAACTCTTATGTATGGATTCTTTGCTCTTGTGACTCTCGGTCTCACAGTCGCGTTTTTCGCCAGTCTGTATGAATACAAGATGTCCGGTATAGAGGCCAAACTAGACAAACTCACAGGTATGTCAGCCGCAGACAGCAAGAAGTACAAGATGAATATCGTCCTCTACTCCCTTGCAGCTATCTTCGGAGCACTTACTCTTCTGTTCGCATTCCTCGCGTTCAGAGCTCACAAAGCCTAAGCCTCCAACATTTCTATATGTAATTATACATATAGAAATCAGAACTTGAACCCTAGATGGGTAAGCTCCCGGATAAGATATCCTTCTAGATCTTGATGTTTGACAGTATAAGGAACCTCTACCAACACCACATTATTCTCCTTGCATAATCGCCTCTTCATATCATCCCTGTATTTCTGATTCATAAACGCATCCTTGCTAGTATGAAAGTAAGGAGAGAACTTATAATGCTGGACCCCGTTATATTCAACCCCAAGCCTCATCCCATCATTGAAACAATCTATCTCAAGATTGTAACTACCACCAGTAACAGGATTGCTCAAGAAGTTAGGCCTGCAGCTGGCAAAAGGCTTCCCAAATAGATTCTCAAGAACTCTCCTACACTCCAACTCTCCCTTGCTCCCTCCCTTAGGCCCTCTACCCTTTCCAGAGGACACACCAGAAGACACACGTTCGGAAATAGGAGAATAATTAGAATAATCAGACCACGTACCCTTTTTACCAGAAAACCTCCTATATAACCCATAACAGATTAAGAAGGCAAGACACATTCCAACCAATATCTCAAATCCGTTATTGCTCCACTTGTCACGAATGCCAGAGAATGAAAACATCTTTGTTTAATACTAGAAATTATATTCCTAGGTATCATTCTCTCCAACATCAACATTCGCCTTACAATTCGGGCACTCCGACTTATACCTCACCCACTCCGAGATACACTCAGTATGAAATATATGAGAACATTCCAGCTTAGATACCATATTCTTCTTCTCAAAATCGCTCTGACATATACTACATGACGTACACATCGGCTCTACAAAGGTTTCATAACGACTAGTAGAGACCTTAGCCTCAACATTCTTTCTTGAAAAAGGCTCATCCTCATCTCTAGAGATCCTCAACGCTTCGTCCAACTCTGAAGAATCAGATCCAAACTCATTCATAAGAAAATGAGCAAACAATACATCACCCGACACCATCTGAGTCTCATAACTCAAAAGCTCATTAAGATTACTATAGTCATTAGACAAATCATAAGGGATATCTTGATCCGACTCGTTATATATCCTATACCTTATCGAAGACATCTACTTTAATTTATGTAACTCTCTATAATTCATTTCTATCTAAATTGAATTAGTCAAGAATATTCGAGAGAGAATCAAGGATGAGAGAAGTAAAACCAATCGTCATATGGTTCACAATACAATTCCTATTTACTATACTCCTCATCTTCGGAATCATATCCTTCGTGCATGACGGCTTTGAACACATAGAAACATCCAACACAGGAATTGCTGCATCAATATTCATGTTTTTCAGCATCATTGAAAGGATTCTCATAGTCTCTCACTACATCATAAAAAAGTTCAGAAACATACAAAGCAATATCTACATACCATGCTCAATCATAAACGGCATAATGATATTATGCACATTATACTTAACAAACAAGACCGTAGCTGAGAAAACATGCGATGATCTATCAGAAGACCCATTGATGAACTCCCCATTAATATGTACTTACGCCAAAACAATCCCTATACTATACATATCAGTAGTACTCATCATGTGTATGTGGCTAATCCCTGCCGTATTATTATGGGGCCTTGTACAAGTCTTTTCCAGAGTAGTTCCAACGGACATACATGATCATGACACCGAAAGAGGACTCCATGTAAACACAAATATTGTTGCTCATACAGCAACACACGTGAAACCACCAGCACCATGTGTTAACGATCTAGATACAACATGTAGCATCTGCATGTCTAACGATATCGCAGACGATAACACCAGCGATTGGGTCATAACACAATGCAAGCACGTTTTTCACGCATCATGCATAGCTCGAACTAGAGCACATGGTCACACAACATGCCCAATGTGTCGCGCACCTATCAACTAAATTGAAAAATACAGAACCACCAAAGATAATATCAGAATGACATCAACAACAGTCAACCCTGATATTATCGGTCATGTCACTATCAACTCTCCAACATACGGATTATTCGAGATATATCTCGACCCAAACGTCTCAGACTATCTAGACACAACCATCAAGAACAATCGAGACATCATGTCTGAAATGATGAGACTAGCACAACTTCCTATGGACAACATCCCACTCAAGTGGTCTATATTAGACGCAATTCAAGTCCTTACAGATCAAAAGGACGAAGCACCTCTAGTAAAAGCTGCAAGAGACCAAGATTACTTCCGTTAAGCCAACGGCGATTCTCAGACCATATGGTCTGAGAATAACTTCATTTTCAATCAGTAACGACTTTAGTATCGAGAACCTAGAGTGTACTGACTCTCCGTATCCTTGCAGTCTCTACACAGACGCCACGGGGTGTTGACCTTCTCACACCACTCACATGGGTACTCACCTGCGTGAGTCATACATAACTTCTTGATGATGGCCTTACCGGTATCGTTGCCGGGGCGAGGCTTCTCCTCCCCAACCTTCTTGGAAGTAAGGACCTTCTCAACTGAATCCCCATTCGCTGCACACTTCTCGCAGCGACCCATGCGATGAGCGTTGCGCTTGTCGTACGCCTCCTGACGAGAACCCTGATTCTTCTCTTTGCATGTCCGGCAGTTCACACCCTTGCAGAACTTAGTACATCCATCAGTCTGGCACCGTTTCAGTTTGTTGGTTACAAGATAAGCCTCCTCGTCGTGAGAGAACTTGCACTTGTCGCCGCTACTACACTTATGGCTCATACCAAAGTAGCCCCGGCAAAACTGATCACCCCCATCGTTAGTCGTAGTCTTGAAAACAGGAGTTGCAGACATTATATACTGATTTCTATTATAGTTATAAGATTTTTCACTTTTAGATTTGTATAGGTATCTGTATAATGAATAAATGGGTTCTTTTCAACTACGAGCTTTTTCTAGACAAGGACGACATCACAGTAATCACAGCAGTGGAGAAGGAAGACAATGAAGAAGAATTCCAAGATCTGGAGCTTGTAGACAGCTTTCTGTTAGGTATAAGGCAATCCCTTTCAACCGAAAAAGCAGTAGAAAAACAAGCAACTATAGACATACCAAGACAAAGATGTATGATAAACAACAACCTTGTTCACTCATACCTAGAGTTTGTTAGAAACATCTGCTATACAGATCTCATGAACGACGCATTACTACTCAGCACCCAAGCAACAATGGCCCCAATACTCACAAAAATCATAGCAAAATACCCGGGAAGACACGTATCAGACTTTTCGTCTGAAAATCCTCTATCTTTCAAGTTCCTCGTCACAGACTCCGACCACGTCAACGTAGAAATAAGCAAAAAGTTTAGAGTGTTCAAACTAGATGAAGACTCTGAAATCACAGATCTCAAAATAATCTCTTCTCTCATCAGAATGGATCTGATGAGGGATAATCACGGTTCTGTAAGTCTCTCGATAACCGAATAGATTAGAACGTCTTCTTCTTGCAAACTCTATTCACACAGCTACCAGCTGTATTCAAACAGATAGTAGCTGCAATAAGTCCCGCAAATATCAGGGTTGTTATACCAAACCCAATTACCAGTTCAATGAATTCGTTCTGCATTATATACAAGTATTTATCCGATTATTGATCTTTTCACTTCTTTTATCAAAAGTAGTATGTATCCAAACAACTTTTTGGATACTATATAAAATAGGAACTTATCAGATTTTTGTATTTTGCTATTAACAGTCGGCTATAGGTAAATATGCCTTAAACATTTAGTTTCTTTATATATAATGGATTATGATACAACTCCTTTACTAAAACAGTATTTCGCGTGGCAACACGAGTATGAGGATAAGTTTGGCCCTCTTACTGTAGTTCTTGTACAGATAGGAGGGTTCTACGAGTGTTATCAGGTCTTTAATGATGTTGGAAAAGTTGTGATTCTGAGTGATATTCTAAACATACAGAAGACACACAAATCTAAGGCAAAAGACGAGGGTCCTAGGAATCCAAAAATGCTCGGATTTCCCGACCATTCTATCGACAAGTTCGTAATCAAGCTTATCGCAAAGGGATGGACTATAATTAGGGTAGATCAGTATGACTCTGAGTTGCCCTCTCAAAAGGAAAAGGATAGATGTGTTAGTCAAATCTATTCACCATCAACCTATATTGAGAATGATGTCCCCACCAATAACTATCTGGTTGGAGTCATTACCGAACAGATTAAGGGTAAGAACTATATGAACTTCTGTGCTATGGATCTTACAACAGGAATATGCAAGCTCGCACATAGTTATGATACTGAAGATGATAGCAATCGGGCTGTAAACGATTTGAAGAGAAATCTTTACAGTTTTAACCCATCTGAGGTTATCTGTAATGATAAGACTAAAATAGAAGGGTTTGTGAGTTGTACTATACATACTAGGAATATCGGGGAGTATTCAAAGCTTTCATATCAAAACCCTTTTCTTGAGAAGATCTATGGTAAAACTACTCGTTCTCCTATTGAGATGTTGGGGTTGACTAATTACCCAGATATTGTAACAATCCTCGTAATGACAAGCCAGTTCGCTTTTGAACACGATCCATGTATTGTAAAGAAGCTATACAAGCCTGAAGTAATGAATGACGAGGAAATCTTGCTATTAAATGCTGATAGCATCTTTCAGCTGAATCTTGTCAATAATAACAACAGTGACAATAACAGTCTAATGAAGATCATAGATCACACCGCAACTGCAATGGGAAAGCGTCTCCTTCGTGAAAGAATACTGAGACCCTCTACTTCTCCGGATTTGTTGAATCTTCGGTACTCCGCTATTTCGGCTATGATAGACATTCGCAAGGAAGTTCATACTCTAATGAGGAAGATATGCGATGTAGAGAAGAAGCATCGTAAGGCACATTTGGGAAAGTTGGCTCCACGGGAGCTATTTTATCTGATGGAAAGTTACGATTATATGAAGAAGACTATAATCTTGTGCGAGGATATCAAAGAGTGTGAGACTTTTGATGCTTTTGACAAGTTTGTAGACGAAATCAAGGCCATGTTTAATATTGAGAAGCTTGAGAATGTTACTTCTTTCACTTTCAACTTCTTCAACACAGGAGTACACCCCGTTATCGATGATCTTCAAACTAAGATTGATTCTGACCTAGCTAAGCTAACAACTATCGCACTCACTCTTTCAGCTGATGTAGGAAAAGATGACTCTGTAAAGGTTACTTTCCCAGCCAATGAAGACTATTATCTGAGCACAACTCTTGTACGGGGAAGGAAGCTACAGAAGAGCTCCCCGTCGTTCACATACACGGCAACCAAGTCTGTTATGAAGATAACATCTACAGAAATTAATAATCTATCATCATCCTTGAAAAAAGCAGAAAAGAAGATAGCTACACTTTTGCGTTCAAAGTTCTCTTCATCTCTATCTGATCTACTTGGAACATATCAAGACATCCTTCGGTTGACTGTTCACTATATCTCTGATATGGATGTTACATGTAGTGGGGCATACGGAGCTTCGAAGTTCGCATATAATCGCCCTGTTATTAGGACTAACTCGTCTGGCTCTGCTATTACGGTTACTGATGTTAGACACCCAATTATTGAGAGAATTATCGAGGATGAGTATATCGGTAACGATCTGCAACTTGATGATGACCGGTATGGACTTCTACTATACGGACTCAATTCATCAGGAAAGAGTAGTCTGCTGAGAGCAATGGGGTGTAATATAGTAATGGCTCAAGCAGGATTATATGTAGCAGCCTCAACATTCGAGTTTACACCATTTCATAATGTTCTTTGCAAGATTAGCTGTTCAGACAATCTCTTCAAATCAGAGAGTACTTTTGTATCTGAGATTATTGAGTTGAGAGGGATATTGAAGAAGGCTGATAAATATAGTATGGTGTTAGCAGATGAACTGAGTAATGGTACAGAGGGGTTATCTGCAAGTTCTATAGTCGCAAGTACTATTATGCACATGGTAGATAAACGAGCAGTTTTCCTGCTTTCAACACATCTTCATCAGTTGGTAGAGCTTCCTAGTATCACTGAGCTTAAATGTCTTAGGATTGCGCATCTACAGATGGAAGTGTCCGGTAAAACGATAGAGTATTCTAGGAAGTTGGTTGATGGAAGTGGTGACCATTTGTATGGTCTGGAAGTTGCACAATTACTCGGGTTAGACCAAAGTTTTATGATCAAGGCGTTTGCATTCAGAGCAGAGCTAGAAGGAAAGCAGAATGTAATTCTGGCAGAAAAGAAGTCAAGATATAATAGCAAAGTATATATACACGAGTGTTCAAATTGTGGTTCTCAGAAGGATTTACAGACACATCATCTGAAGGAACAGCACACCGCTGATAAGGATGGAATTATCGATAGAAAATTCCATAAGAATACTCACCACAATCTCAACGTATTGTGTAAGAAGTGTCACTCAGATCATCATAACAACTCTCCAGTATAGACTATATATCTTTACCTATTCACCCAGTCATACTAGCCAATTCACCCCTAAACTCCGCATCGTCATCCCTCATATCTCTGATACTCTGTTGAGAATCAGAATAAACACAGAATAGATCAGGGTTATCTTTGATCGCCTGCATACCTAAGCGTCCAGTCTTGTCCATTACAGGAGGAGCTAGAGCGGTTGAAAGGCGTTTTCCTCTGACATCCTTGATCTCTGTATCTCCTTCCTTGAAACGAAAAGTGTGCCTAGCTGGATCAGTACAGATATATCGAAGTTTCCCATCTTCGTCCTTAATTACATGCTCTACAGTGAACCTTGCAACACCCTTTTGTCCTTCTAACAGATGGGCGTTTGTAAAGTTAGCTTCTACCAACTCCTTAAGGCGTTCTGATGACAGATCAAGAGGTGTTAGGATAGATACTTTGTTTGTTGTCTTGTTGGTGGTTGTGCTTTTTGTAGCTGCTTTGATTGCGATATTTTCCAACTTGTCTTGTAGGACAACTATTTCCATTTTTAACTCTTTCTTCTGGTCCTTGAGATCAGAACGAAGACTGTTAATAATATCGTCTTTTTGTTTGAGCTCCTTCTTGTGTCTTAACTCTGAAGTTATTGAAATTCTTTTAGCACACGTTACTATATGTGTTGCAAGTCTTTGACTAGTTGTGAGAATTTTAGAACAGTGGATGCATTTAAACTGAGCGGGTTGTATATCTCCTCTTATAGCTAGGCAGTATTTGGCCATTTTCTTGTGATAGGCAAGAGATTTTGCACATGAGAGTGTTTTCTTGCAATATTCACACTCCATTTAGAAAGGTTTCTAAATGCTTTAAACGGGGGTATAACATGGAATGTTGAAATATGTTATTCCATTGTTGTGGACTTAATATTTTTGTTATACCGGAGACAGACTCGTACTTCAGAAAAGATGTGAAATTAGTAATAAAAAGGAAAATCTTTTGGACACACACAAAAATTGTGTGTGTAGCTAGAATTATTTTGATAAGAATTTTAGAGGAAATGAGCATATCCGCAAAAATTCTCAAATTCAGAAGTAGATGAAGGAAGAACTAATTCTCGATTATTTGAAATATTTTATCAGGCAATTACTCCTCAGCAAAATGCTCCCAGTGCTCCTTGTTGATGTAAAACTGTTGAAACTCCTCAAACTTCCCACTTACAATCTCTTCAACAAGATCTATCAGCTGCTGCTTCCAGTTTCCCTTATCAGACCACACCTCTTCCTGGTTAAGCCTTATGACGTAATGACCATTTTCCAGTGCCATATTAGTCTTGTAGATGTCACGGTCTTGGTTCTCTTCTAGGTTGTTTTTCCAATGGGCCACAACCTCGAAATGTTGACGACCGTCTAGTTCAAAGATGATCTTGAACAAGTCAAGCAACATAAATATATCAAAAGGAAGCAAACGTCCTGTTTCTGGGTTTCTACACCACTCATCGCTATAGTTATGTTTTATTTCTGTAGCTGTTTCTGAGTATAGTTCTTGTAGGGTTTTTAGGAGTTTGCCTTCTGTTTTGTTTTTGCATGTTGGGCACCCATTACCATTAACAACATTGTGCAATCTAGAACTCCACTCATGAAAGCACTTCGTACATCTTAAAGGGATTTTACCGTCTTTCCCTTTGATATGTTCTTCTGTGATCATAGAACAATCCAAATCTTCTCGGGTTCTTAATCTTTCTAACAACCTTTGAAGAGTCCAAAGATTACGAAAGCAGTTAGGACAACCATATCCTTTATTAACAACATCTCCTAATCTAGTACACCAGTTGTGAGAGCATTTAGTGCATATCAAGGGAATATGGCTATAATAATTTTTGACATGACCGGTAGTAATCATAGAACAATCCAAATCTTTTCGGTGTCTTAATCTTTCTATTAACCTTCGATAAGTCCAAGGCGCTTGCCCTGTACAACAAGGACAACCAACTCCTCTGACAATATCATGAAGGATAGGATTCCACTCATAAGAGCACACTTTACATCTTAAAAGGATTTTACTGTCTTTCCCTTTGATATGTTCTTCTGTGATCATAGAACAATCCAACTCTTTTCGGGTTCTTAATCTTTCTAACAGCCTTTGAAGAGTCCAACGAACAACACAAGCACACTCAGGACACCCAGCCCCTTTGATAACATTGTGCAATCTAGAACTCCACTCATGAAAGCACTTCGTACATCTTAAAGGGATTTTACCGTCTTTCCCTTTGATATGTTCTTCTGTGATCATAGAACAATCCAAATCTTCTCGGGTTCTTAATCTTTCTAACAGCCTTTGAAGAGTCCAACGAACAACACCGGCACATTCAGGACACCCACTCCCTTTATGAAAAACACTACTACAACAAGGACTCCAATCATAAGAGCATTTTGTGCACCTTAATTGGATTTTACTGTCTTTCCCATGACTAATATCATTCATGACAACCCCAGACCAAGAAATACCAACAGCAAACTGAGTAAACAAGTCATTAATACACTTAAACCCAGCCTGCTTGGGAGACCAAACAACGCGCCCTTTCTGAGCTTTGAAGTGACTCTTGCACAGCTTAAATATGCCAAAAGTCTTCACCCCGCATCCTGCCTCGTTACAAACCCCGTCACCAGATAAAACATCAATCATCCCATCTTCCTTGTGATCTTTACAGTACACTATTTCTCCTGTTGCTTCCCAATCACTTCGTGTATTATAGCGTGCAGGGTTTGAACAAGCACCAAACTCGCATATGATTATGAGTAAAGGTTGTTCAGACATGTAAAATGAATTTGGATTGTATTGATGTAATTCATTTTTAACCTAAGTTAATCTAGATCGCTCTCTTAACCAAGGTTGTCTGAGCATTGTACTCGGAGAGCGACGGTATATTAATTCCGTTCAGGTAGTACACTATACGACCGTTCGATTGCTGGAGTGCTGGACCATCCTCGCGGTGGAGCTTTCCATGAAGGTACCACATCTTTGTGCCGTCCGCCTTCTCGACCGCATGTCCGCCTTCTCTATGTAGTTTTCCGTTCAAGTACCAAGCTTTGTACCCGTCCGCGAAGTACTCGATCGCGGGCCCGTCTACGCGATGGTGCTTTCCATCAAGGTGCCACTCAATGTCCCCGTTCGCGTACTCGATAGCGGGCCCGTCCACGCGATGTGTCTTTCCGTTCAAGTACCACGCCCTTTCTCCGTTCGCGTACTCGATCGCTGGCCCATCCTCACGATGGAGCTCTCCGTTCAAGTACCACATTTTGTCTCCGTTCGCACCCTCAAACGCAGGCCCGTCCTCGCGATGGCGCTTTCCATCAAGGTACCACATTTTGTCCCCATTCGCATACTCGATAGCGGGCCCATCATCACGATGGATCTTTCCGTGAGAGCGATACACCATGGTACCGCTCACTTGCTTTGTAACAGTATGAGTCAAATCATAATTAGTAGAACTTTTCCTCATTCTAAATGAGCTTCTTCTCTGCCGTCTTCTCACAGATTTTCTTGCAGACTTTCTAGGTGATCGTCTTGCAGACTTTCTAGGTTTCTTAACAGACTTTCTAGGTTTCTTAACAGACTTTCTACGTGATCGTCTTACAGACTTCCTAGGTTTCTTAACAGACTTTCTAGGTGATCGTCTTACAGACTTCCTAGGTTTCTTAACAGACTTTCTAGGTGATCGTCTGTTCATTTATGAAGAACCGTATGATTTAAAACAATTAAATCATAAGATAAAATGAACCCTATCGAGTTTATTGGGCCACGAATCATTGGATATGAAACTGATATTGCAAGAGAACCAACAGAGATGGAGGAAGATTTGTGTTTCCATCTTCAAAAATCACCCATTATGGGGTGCCCCTACTTGCCGACCGACGCTGCGATTAGCAAGGTTGAAGTACTGAAATATTATTTACACAAAGACGCTATATTTGCGCACGAACCTTCTTATTATGAAAGTGTTGCAGAAATACCCACGGTCCGGGATATTTGTTTTCCGAATGGGTCATTCAAACATCAATGGGACGGGTATACCAACATAAGGATAGATGATAAAAATGTAGACACAGTTTGGCTTACCTCAAACGGTGCCAAACTGGTAAAACTGAGTGTTATTGACGGGGTTGTAGAATTGTTTGACAAAGCCGTTTTGACTACAGTTGGGACAGGTTATACCGATAAAAAACTCATGTCTATAAATGACGTGAGTTTAGCGTTTACAGCTGACTGTATAGTTTTAGAGACAAACATGAGAAATTACTACGGTAGAAGAGATCTAGTGATATTAAATGTTTCGATACCAACTCCTAGTAAAGATAACAGGTTATTTTCTATTATCAAGTTTCAAGGTGTTTTAAAACTTGCTTGTTATGAGGGAGACGAAGAGGTAGAAGAGGAGCCTTTGTAAAAGCTTGTAGATAAAAAATAAGTTGGTGAACAGTTTGCGGACCAATTTCGTATTTGCACTTTGCGTCTGGTATTTTCGTATACTTTTATCTGAAATTATTACGCCCTCTCTTAGGTCTAGGAGCTTTTGACGAATTCCTAGAAGCTACATACAAACTGTGAGCTGATTCTTTCTTTACGGGAATCACCTCTTTTACAAGATGTTTTACAACATTTGTATGCGGCTTGAATAAAGTATTTTTATTACTCGTGCATAATACGAGTAATAAAATTCTGTTCAGAAATAGATAACGCGCGGATCAGTCCAAGGAGCTCTGCACATGGGACACTTCTTGCTAGTATCTAGCAGCTTATCGCTACAAGAAGAGCAAACACATAAATGCCCACAACGTCCTGCAATACTCTTCTTATTTGTATTGCAAGCTACACACAAGTCTTCATCCTCCTCTTCATCCTCTTCCTCGCACAGAGATTCCTCATCATCAAACTCGTCATGTTCTTCAACAGCCCACATAATAGTAATACGGTTGTCAGTTTCGGAATATTTGACAGTGACAATCGATCCCAAAACCTCCCGCGCAACCTTCTTGATTGACCGACGAATCCACTTCTGTATAGATTTGGGTGTATCGGACTCAAGAGGTTTAATGCCGAAAAACCTATACGTAAACTCATCACGAAATAGTTTAGTTATTACTATACAGTATCCATTCAAGTGGGGTCTTCTGTATGGGTTGGACTTGTCAACAACAATCTTTGTGGAACTAAGACCTCTTTCGACAGAAGCTTTGAGGAGATCTGCTGTCAAATACTCACGAAGTCTATTCTCAATCTTGTGTATGAGTGAAATGTTGTCATCCTCAAGCTGGCGTTGAAACTGTTCCACAGAAAGCCTCTTACTGGTGGAGATAGTTCGAAGTTGTTGCACGAGAGACATCCTAGTAAAACAAGTGAGGCGTTTTGTATTTTTTCAATTACAAGTTCCATATGGAAATGATATAGGACATTCCTTAGGAGTTTTAGCTCCAGCAATTCCGGGATACCCATAGTTCTTCCTGTATCCAGAACAGGATTGTTGTTGTGTAAAGTTCTCTTTAGTAGTACTTTCGCTGTCTGGATATAGATTATCACAAGTAGACTTGCAATCAGACTTGCACTTGAGCCTGTCCGTATTAATTTGGCTAGGTGATTCCTCTGCCATTTATAGTTATATATATTATATTTCTCTTGAAGGTTTATTTCTACCAAGAGAGACTATCTTTTTCTGCGGCATTTTGCTAAGAGAGCAAAAACCCAATAGAAGCATTTTGGGAGTCTCGGTGTCATTTAGTAGTAAACGAGAATCTATTTCATACAAGTACACGCTTCATGAAGTAATTTTGATTCATCTGGGTGGTCTCTAGCAAAAGGTGTGTTTACTATATAAACATAGTCATGACCATGACAAGGTAACTTGAGGAGCTCAGTAGAAGGTGGTAGAATAATCTCATAAATGTTATTACAAGAACTTTCACTTGATATGTCCCATACTACAACTTGAGCGTCAGAAGGGACATATACATGCATCAATATAGTATTAGACATGCAGATAGATGTAGAAGAGAGAGAAAGAAATCCTTGGTTAGATCCGGTACAATACTCATTGGTACATGATCTGTACAAATGTAGAATATTACCCTTTGGTTTTTCATCCTGGGGGAAGAGATCGTCGATTGTAGAAGCTTTTCTAATAGCTTTCCCCAGACCATTTATAGTCTTCTTGTAGTCATCTATATTAGATCCTTCCATACCTCTCATAGCAGCATTGATCTCATGACCATGCTTGACGTAGTTGTGTATGTCTGAGCTCTCCTCACTATCTCTAAAACGAGTATATGCTTTGTGGTATTGTTCAATGGTAGGTTTCCAACAGACTACAAACTCGTCTTCCTGTTTGTTTATTGACTGTTCTGCTATTTGGACCCTTCTTGCTCTCAAAAGCTCTTCTTCATCATCATCTTCTTCATCCAACCAATCAAAATCTTCAAGTTCTGCCATTTGACATTATGTAAGATTTTCTAGAGTTAATAACTCTAGAAAATAAAACAGTCGGGTAGTTTACCTACCTTCTTCAAGATGAACTCATATAGCTCATCTCTACTGTCGTATGTGTACATCAAAAACTGGGCAGATGATTCCAACCGAGCTCCTCGAATAACACTCTACAAATGTCATCGTGGAAGAATTTGCGATCCATTGTTTTTAGGATTGTAAAGTCCTCAGCCTTGCATGGGTGCCGGTGTCTTTGTAAGAGTTGAAAGAGGACGTATTGTGTGTTGATAAAGTTCTTCCTTGTTATTACATTTTTGAACCGTTTGTCGTATAGTGCTGTGAGGGAATCAAAGTCGTCTAGTAGTTGGTCTTCAAGATGGGAGATGTCATCTGGTTTTTTCCCTGTCATGTTGTAGTGGATGAGATGTACATTTTCGTAGTGTTTTGTGTACCCGAGCTCCTTCAAGAACATAGATATGTGATCTTTTTCTACATTGATAAACTTTTTCTCAAGTTCTGTCATCAAGAGATGGTGAGCGTTTAGCTCTTTCTCCAAACTCTCGTATACTATTGGGGCTACAGTACTGTTCTGCTTTCCTTGATACTGATTCATACAGTCCCTAAAATGTACCTTTCTATCGTACATGTATTTAGAAGATATATTGACTCGGTCAACATCATTGTAAGACGATGTGTGATGAACAACATGTTGCTCGGCTGAGCAGACAGTACAGACATGGATATTACCATCTACAACCTCAAACTCCTTCCTGTTGCTGCAATTAGTACAAACCACATTAGTTCGTTTCTTTTTGCGTGGTTTTTCTCGAGCAACATATATGTGCTTTCTAGCAACCATTAAATAGTCATTTACTATCTTCTTTTTCTCGTTATTGTCTTTCACACACTTTCCCATAAAACTAATCTTCATAGGAACATTTAGGATCTGTCTATACGTGTGAAGAAGGGGTGCCGATTCAGATACGTAAAAATTGTACTCGCTTCTACATGTTATATTCTCAATTTTTGACTGCATCTCCTTTCGAGCAATAACTAGAGAGTCTTTTAGCCTCTGACGTAACGTCTTGTCCATCGTCCTATCAAGCTCTTTCAGTCTTTTTTTCATGTCAGGAAGACTATCCAGCTCTTCCTGAAACTTGAGATTGATCTTAGCATCTAGTGTCAGTATATCAATCACATCCTCACAACTCATTGACCTTTTTATGTTGTCCAGCGCTTTTTAAGTTTACATCTCACGTCTTCTCGCATCAGATCTCTTACGATGTCATACTTGCAAGCTCAGCCCTGAAGTCAGAGTTGTCAACACCCATCTCTTTAATATCTATGAAAGAATCTGTGTAAAGGGGAAAATTTGTAGGTTGATCGTTTATACCTTCATTCACAATAGCTCTTGATCGATCTATTACCGAAGGATACAGCGCGCTTGTAAGCTTCTTACCCTTGACATCCTTGATCTCGTCACCGTCTTCTGTTATGTATTTGTAAGAATGTCTTGAAGCGTCGGTGCACACATATGTTAACTTGCCTTGATCATCCTTGAGGACATGATCAAAAGTAAATCTTGCTACTCCTTTTTGACCTTCTAATAGATGATTCCTAGTAAAATTTGTATCCACTATGGACTTCAACCTTCCTTCAGACAGATCCAATGGAGACAATAATATCTTGTTCTTCGTAGTGTTATTACTAACTCTGGGCTGTTTGGCTATT